CAGGGCATAATGGATAAAATTGAATCTAGGTTTAATGAAGACCAGCCTCTTCACGATAGAATGGACTTGGATTACTCTGACTGGAGACTTACGGAATTTGTTCCTGAAGCAGAAGAAGGCGTAGACCCTGAAGATGCTTACACTACGAATTCAATGAGAACCCTTGCTGACAAGGTTGAATCATTTATATCCGGCTCTGAAATAGTGGTAAGAGTCAATAATGATGCTGCAGATGAACAAAAACGTGCATCAAACGATAACCTTGAACGACTTGTAGTCGGTATGCTCAGGCAGGTAAATAAAAGACTCCAGAGAAAAGGAGACCCGTTGCTTATTCCACAGCTTGCATGGTATTCAGTTGTGCGTGGTGGAAGACTTGCAGCAAGAACACTTCTCAGAAAAAAAGCAAATGGCGAAACTTACCCTGAAATACTTCCTCTTGACCCTAGACACTTAGTTGTCCAGTACGGAGACGAAGAACCAATATGGGCTGCCTACAGAATGAGTAAAACTAGAGCACAGGTAAGAAGTGAATACGGGAATTTTGAATTTAACGATACCCAAATGGATGATGATGACGAAATTGAATACGTCTACGATTATTACGAAAAAGTCGTAAGTAACGGCAAAACAAAATATATGAATTCAGTCATAGTTGACGATAAATATGCAAAAAAACCAGCCGATACTTTTGCAGAAATGTTCCCAGTATGCACAGTTGCAATCGGAAGCACACCTATTTTGGCAGCAAGCGATACCGGACTTAGAAATATCAATACTGCAACAGACATTGAAGACCCGATAAAAGACTTTAGCGAATCAATATTTGCACCTAACAGAAATGTAATTAAAATGAAAAATAGAGTTTTCTCTTACAGAATGGCTCTCACTGCAAGGGCTGTTGACCAAGCATATAAAGTATCATCACTTGACGGAACAAAAGGATTGGAAGATAACCCGTCAAAGAAAGGCTCACAAATAAACGTGTCAACTCAGAATCAGGAAGATGTATCTCCTTTACCTTTAAGCGAAAGCCCAAGAGATGCAGATGTTTTACTTGGTGCAATTAATGATGACGAAACAGATGGTGGACTTCCACCACAGGCTTTCGGAATCCTGCAGGCACCAATATCCGGCTACGCAATGAGACAGCTTGGAACAAATATTGAACAAAAAGTAATTCCAAGACTGACTGCAGTACAGAATTTACTTGAAATGTCTTTTGAACATTTGATTGGAATGTATGAAACTGAATCTTACAAAGCATTGAATGTTTCAGGAAAAACTTACGCAAGAATGCCTTTTGATGGACCAATTACTCCACAGGATATAAAAAATCATGGAGAACTTTCAATTACAATGCAGCCTGCACTTCCTGAAGACGATATGCAAAGATATTCAATTGCACAAATGGCTACACAGCCAACAGCAGGTGGAGAATCATTGGTTTCAATGGACTTTGCTAGAGATAAAATCCTGAAAATGCAGGATGCAGACTTGGAAAGACAAAGAATATTTGAACAAATAGCAAGAACATCTACCCCAATTATGCAACTGGTTCAACTCTACACTGCAGCAATGAAAGGTGGAGACGAACAGATGGCTAAACACTATTTACAAGAAATACAAATAGCAGAACAACAAAAACAAATGCAGGAACTTGCACAAAAGATGCAATTCATGCAACAATTTAGTCAGATGCAGCAACCAACGGCACCCCAACAGGGAGCCCCTACATCTAATGGAGTAAATCCAGAGGTTATGCCGAATGCAGCCATGGGGGGCATACCCAATATTCCATCTCCCAACCAAGGCGTAAACACCACTGCACCCAGACCCGGAGCACAAAGTGAAAGAACAAGACTATTAAATTCTATTGGATTAGAAGAAACAGGAGAATAAAATGCAAATTTTTAGATTTCAAGTGGGTGGAAAAGATTATTTTATTTATTCTACCGATAAGGAAACAGCAAGACAACAATTAGAACGACTTTACCCTGAAACAGCAACAGGTGGTGGATATGATAAAGCAAGCATAGCCCCTGTTCAAACTGTTCCAGATGGTACTCCTGAAGAATTTATTATAAGAGAAAATGAACAATTTTCTGGAAAAATAGATGAAGAAAGAAAAGGAGACCTTCTAGACCGAACCGAAAGATTTCAAAAGTTTCAACAGGAATTTTTACCTGACTTTATGCAGCCTTTTACTCGAGCAAGGCAGGCAGTTGGCGAAGCAATTCCCGGTTTAAATATAGGTGGTGGATTTGGTCGTTCTATAGCAAATGTTTTTGCTAATCCACTTGCAAATCTTGCTACTATAGGAACTTTAACAGGAGGGCAAGCCCAACCTATAACTTTTACTGGTGCTAGTCCATTTCAACAAGCTAGAACAGCATTTCAAGATTTATTAAATCAACAAAGTATAATAGACCCTATTTCCGGAATAACAGCAAATCCTTTTCTTCAAGATATACAAAATCCTGACGTATATCCGGGTTTTGGAGTTACACAAAACAAATTTGCTCAAGAAGCTGCACAATTAGCAAGGTCAGCAGCAAGGGGTCAATATGGAGGACTTGGAGAAAAATTTTTACCTAACATAAACCAATTGTTACAAGGATTTGAAGAATCACCCGGATTTGGAACTGAAGGTGGATTTTTACCTTACTTACAACGAAGATTAGGCTTAAGGTTTGAATAATGGCACAGGGAGATTTTTTTGATACCCTGAATCCTTTTCAAAAAATATTAGAAGAGACTGATTTAGGAAGACAAATAGCTTTTCAAACAGCATTGCCTACGGGCAGTCCTTTTGGACAACAACAATTTTTTCAAAATTTATACAAACCTGTGTTTTCTGAATATCTTGGAGAAGTTGGTAGAGCAGGAGGACAAGGACAACAAGTTCCTTCGTTTCAGGAATTTTTAGGAAACATTGACTTTCTTGAAAAATACAGGCAAGCACCTAGTTATGTTACTGGCACAAGAACTGCTCCATTAGCATCCAAAGGTAGATTCTTGTATGGAATGTAGTTATGGTCAGTCAGAACCCACTATTTATCAACAAGGTATTTCGTACATTTCAAGAAGATTTAAACAACTGGTTAAATAAAGGTAACAATAAACAAGAACTAGATAACATTGCAAAAGATGTAACTGGTTCACCAAATGTTAAAGTAAAAGACCCAGAAGTTTTTACAAGATTTCTTCAAGAAAATAGTTCGCCACCTCCACCACCTCCACCATTACCACCTCAACAACAGCCATTACCGGGATGGGTTGGAACAGGAGGAGTATTTGACCCTCAAAGGGCTAAAGAATTTGCTTATGGTTTAGCAGAAATGGGAAGTTATGGTTTAGGTGATGCAGGCGAAATAATAAGAAATATAGATATTGGTGGGCAGCCACTTTATGAAGTAGGTAAAGTTCAACAACCTTTAATTGACCCTCGAATTGCAATGCAATATGGTAGGGCACTTGGAGGACCAGAAATACCTGAATGGATGCCTTTTGTAGGTGGCATGACAGCACCAGAAGCATTAGCAGGTGGTGCTGCATATTTAACTTCACCTTTTGATGTAGGTCTGACAGTAGGAACGGCAGGTGTTGGACCAGCAGCAAGTTCACTTTTAAAAGCTGGAAGAGCAGGTCTGACAGGAACAGGATTTGCAAGTAAATTAGGAAGATTCGGTATGGGAGCAGGAGAATTTATAACTACTCCTATATCATCTGGACCATTTCAAAAAAGATTAGCAATGGAAACTGGAATCGCACTTCCAATTGTAACTCCAATGGCAGGCACTGCTAAAAGACAAGAAGAAGGAATAGCTTATCCTTGGGAAAATGCAGCAACTGCTGCACTTGGAGGATTGTTTACAGTAGGAACAGGTTATGGTCTTTCTAGGCTAGGAAGAGGAATAAAAGGAGCACTTGAGCCTGAAGTTGCATTTGCTAAATCAGATGACCCTTTAGTAAATATGATTAAACGTAGTAGAGAAGAAAAACAAGGATTGGGAGGTCTTGGAGAAGAAGTTTATCCTCCTGCTCCAGATATGCCAGTAGACCCAAAACTTAGAGTTGGCATAAGTGGAGCAGTTTCAGGAGAAGCAGACCAGCCAGTTACTAGAGTGTTTGGCGAACAAGAAATTGAAGAATTAAAAAAATTACAGTTAATTCATGATTCTGGTGATTTAAAAAGAATTGCAGAAGAAAAAGTATTAACAAGAATAAATGCTTTAGGAATACGGGTTGCTAGTGACATTGAAGTAAATTTAAGAAACCTTACAAATTATGCTGATACTTCACCAATTGAAATAAGCCCCGGTCTTGGTGCTTTTGGAGGAAAATTAGAACCATCTGTTGATTTAATAATTCTTAATCCTAAAAATGCTAAAGTAACTGAATCAAGATTAATTGATTTGGCTGAAGGCTATAACCAAAGAGCAGTTCATCTTAACAAAAGACTTTCACAAGAAGATGTGACTACTTTAAGTATGGGTGGAACTATAGAAACTCTTAATCAAAATTATTATGCAGGGCTTGGTGCACCACTAAAATATTTTGAAGGAAAACCAATATCAACTAAAGAATTTTCGGTTAATTTTAATTTTACAAATCAACAAACAGGACAACCTATAAGGCTGCCAGATGAATTTATAGCAGATTTAACTAATTTTTATAGAACATTAGATAAAAATGGTGGTTTTTCTGTATCTGGTAACAGAAGTTCTGTTGAAATTTATACAGTTTCAGGTTATGGTGGACCTTATGGCGACAAACTTAACAAACAACTCACAGAATTTGGAACCTACGCAACGAATCAGTTACGAAGAACAATTCCAAACGCTAAACTCAGCATGGATGCAGGCACAAGTGAACTTAGGGTTATCTCCAGAGCCAGTGAAGGATATGAACTTGGTGCCACCTATCGAGACTACAAGCGTTACAATGCGACCTCTATCTCCGAAAGCCTCGAAAGACAAGGCGTAAGAGGAGTAGTAGACTCTGATGGAAATGTAGACTGGGAAGCAGTTACAGGTGCTAGACGTTTAACTCCAGAACAAGAAGCAGAAAGAAAAGTTAGACTTGGTGACTATGGACAAAAAGACTTTCAAACTGGCTATCTTAGTGAAGTTGGTGGGAGTGCTGGTGGTCCTCCACGACCAAGAGACGTTGTTCCTGAACCTCAAAGTAATTTAAACAAAATTATTGATGATATTCCTTCAAATCTTATAGATGATGCAGAGTTTAAGTATAGGTTACAGTATGCAACTGAACCAGAATTAGAGTTTTTAAGACCACTTCTTAAAAGAGCAGACAACAGGGCTAAAAAAGGTCAACCAAGAGTATTAACTGATTCTGAAATAGCTTTTGTTAAAAATAGATTTTTAACTAGAACAAACAGTAGGATAGTTCGAGATTTTGCTCCTTGGGAAGCAGATAGTGTGCCACTACAGCCTGAAAATGTTTCAAGAGAAAGCATTAACGAATTTTTTAGTAACATAAGAATGTTTATAACAAATGCTGGAGACAGGATTAAGTTTTTTGAAACTATAAATAAATTAATTCCTGATATGCCTAATTCTTTTCCAAAAATAAATAGAATTGATTTAGAAAGATTAAGAAGCTTTTTTGGTAAAGACAGTGCGTTGGTAAAAGCATCAGAAGAAATAGTAAATAATCCTAAAAAGGCAAAGAAAAAAGTTGATAAAGGTTTATGGAATAATTCAGTATTTTTTTTAAAAGCAATAAGAGGAACTGCAGATTTGGGTGCATTTTTAAGACAAAATGCTGTATATGCAATATCAAGACCAATACAATCAGTTAAAGCACTTAAAGAAGGATTAAAAGCAGCTTTAAGCGAAGATGCTGTTTTAAGAAACCAAGAATGGATGGAATCTAACCCACATTTTCAAAAATTAATAGATTCAGGCATGAGATACAATAAAACAGGAGCAGATGCTGCTGCTGACCAAAGAGCAGAAGCATTTATGTCTGATTTTATTAACAAAATACCAGCTTGGACGGGAATTGGTCCAATTTTAAGGGCATCAGCAAGGTTTCATACTCATTTTTTAAATAACATAAGGTTTAATGTTGCAAACAAAATGTTAAACCCTAGAATTTTAAATAAATATAAATCTCAAGCAGAAATTGATGAATTATATAGACAGGTAGCAGATACTGTAAATGTGTTTACTGGAGAAGCAAAATTAGAAAGTATTGGAACTCCTTTTCGTGCATTAGGTAAAATTACAGGAGGTAGAATTGGAGGTAAAGGTTTATCTAAACAACAACAGCAACTTATTGAAAATGTTGCTTATAACACAATGTGGGCACCTAGATTATGGTTATCAAGAATTATGATTCCTTTTATGATACTTAAAAACCCTATGGTTAGAAAAGAAGTTGCCCGTGATTTAGGAACTTTTTTATCAACAGGAATTGGAATATTAAGTTTAGCAAATATGAAAGATGACGTAAAAGTAAATTATAGAAAAGGAGAAATAAGATTTCAAGACGGAACAGGTTTTAAAATTTGGGGTGGAATGGAACAATTTGCTAATTTTGTATTTGATGCTTTAAGAGATTATAAAATTTCAAGCACAGGAGGAAAATATAAAGTTGGAGACCCCACAAACAGAGCAATGAGAATATTAACTCAAACGGGTAAATATTTTAGAGGAAAAGCTAACCCTTTAGTTGGTGAAATATTTGACCATATAACGGGTAAAGATTTTTTAGGAGAAGATACTTTTGATAGATACGATAGTAAAAACTTTTTATCAGTCTCTTCAAAGAATCCGTTTATTCAGTCTTTAGCACCTTTAGTTGTTGCTGAAGTATTACAAGTAATGGAAAACACAGATGAACCATTTATGGTTCCTGCTGCAACCACTGCAGCAGTGCTTGGAGTAAACATATCAAGTTATAAAACCAACAGAGAAGTTGCACTTGATATTTATGATAAAGAATTTTCAGAACTAGAGCCATTTGAACAGAATTTAGTTAGATTAACTTATTATGCTGATGATACATCAAGACAAGTTCCTGAAAGTTATGTGTTAAAAGATACCTTGAAAAAACAATTTGATAATATTAACACTACTTATAAAACAACATCAGATAAAAGACGTGCCTATTATGATTCTAAAAAAGAAGCTGCAAGACAAAGAGAATTTTTAGCAAAAGAAGCAGGGTTTGATTATGATGACCCGTTTTACAAAGAACAAATAAGACATGGTGGAACAGAAAAACAAAGAGCAGCGTTGCAAACATATTATGATTTATTTGATAAACACACTACAGAAGAAGGTTTGTTTTTATATGACCAATTTGAAAGAGACAGGGATAATTTTTTTCGCACTTTATCGCAAGATGAAAGAAGTTTTCTTGATAGAAATACTAATTTACACGCAGAAATTATTCCACCGGAATTGTTTAGAAAATTACCTCCGTCTGAACGTAGAAAGCTAGAACAATCTATTAATGCTAGGGCAAAAATGGACAGAACTACATTTGATTCTTTAGACGTGCAACTTGAAAAAGCTTATTCTGATTTATTTAAAAAAATTGAAAGCAAGCAAAAATAAATATACAATGAAACAAAATTAAATATTTATAGGAGTTGTTATGGTAACAGAGAGACAACCAGAAGAATCAACTTCTCCTGTGGAAAACTCAGGACTTTCAGATTCTGCCGAGACTTCTTCACCGGTAATTGACAACACTGACCCAAGTGTCAACCAAGAGTTGGAACAGCAAGGCTTATTGCCTAGCACGGAAAGTGAACCTCAACAAAGTGGAGCAGAACAGCAGGATACGGGAGTACAGGGAGTTCAGCCTACAGTCGGAGCAGACCCTAAAGTTGTTCAACCATCAACCAGTGTTGAAGATTCCAGAACTTATTCTCAGGATGAATGGCGTAAAGCCCAGTCTTCTTATGACAGACAAATAGCAAATTTGCAGACACAGCAAGAACAGTTGAGTCAGCAATTACAGCAAAGTCAGTCGGAGACAACAATTGAGGCTAAGAGAAGGACACTTCAGCAGCAGTATGAGCAGCAAGGGTATATGCCTGAGCAGGCTCAAGCACTGTCACATCAGGCTGCAGAGCAGGAGAGACAGGTAGTGCAACTGCAGATGCAGAAGCAACAGCTTGAGCAACAGCAACAGCATTATGCCGTTAACGCTGAGAATACTGCAAAGGTGGCAACTGCGAGGCAAATGTTGATGGAAAAGGGAATTGACCCTAACCAGAAAGTTGGTAAGCATAGTGCTTATGACGTTTTGATGTCCACAGCAGACCCGAATGTAATGCAGTCAGTGGCTGACAGTATATCCGACCTTGCCTTAAAGCAGAAAGACGTGCAACAATCTTTTGAGAATAAGGTTCCTTCAACTGGACCTTCTCAGGAAATGCAGTCCAATTCTTCTTCGCAGAGTGCCCCATTAAATGAAAAAACTTTAATGGAACGCTATATGGCTGGAGATTCTGACCCTAAAGTTCAGGCTTATGCCAGAAAGGTAGCTTCCGGAGAAATCTAGGAGAAATTAGATGCCACAGACAGCAACAACTGGGAATTTAGAAAATGCCCAGAACATAATAATTACTGCTGCTAGGTACACAGAGGAGCACAATGCTCCTGCAATGGCTTTGATTGAGCAAATGAATTTGCCTAAAGGAGCCAAGCAGGTAACTGTGCCTAAAGTTGGTCAAATGACAATTTCTGATTTAACTGACGGATACGATATCGTAGACGAAGAAGAAATCGGAATGAGTACTGTTGACCTTACTGCCTCTGAAGTAGGAGCAAAAGTAATACTGACAGACAAATTAGTTCGCCAATCTGCAAACAACATATTTTCAATTGTCGGAAGACAGCTTGGAGATGCTATGGCAAGAAAAAAGGATACTGATGTTCACGCATTGTATTCAGGATTAAATGGTGGAACC